TTTTGATCTTTTGGATTATATAAAAAACCAACAGTCATAAACGTGTCATCTGCCAATGAATTAGGCAAAGTTAGAGTAGATTGCGTGCCGTCTTTTTCAACCACAAAGTCAATTGTAGCTGCGCCATCTGCTTTTAAAAAGAAAACGCCATCAGATACATCTAACGGTGTAGTGTCAGTTACTTGCAACCCAGCTACTACATCAGATTGTGTAGCATCACTAGCCTTAAATCTGAAATAGAAACCTAATTGTTTTCCTGCTTCATATTTAAAACCTTCTTTTTTAAGTTGAAAGAAGTCATGGTCATTGTCTCCAGCTGCATTGGTTACTTGTAAAAGTCCACCGTCGCCATCGACTAATGCCTCAGCCGCAGAGCCTGAGCCGTCTTCTGTTGTTGTTATAGTCCAGTCAGCAGCTGTATAAACATCAAAGTCATTAAAGTATTCGTGATACTTGTGTCTGCTTGGTTGTTTAACGTGTCCGCCTGAACCGCTTGCGCTGACGTTTGTTACGCCAGAGGTAAAATGTGTAGTCATAAACAGCCTCCTTTAAAATTAGCCATTGCAAGCACCATGCCTGCAACATTCATTTCTACAGTATTGATAATACTCTTTGGCTGTTATTTACGCAACTAAGAACTAGCTGTATGGATTAGCGCCGTTAAGCTTATTTAGATGATCTATCGTGGTTTTAGCGTCAATATGTAAGATGCCATAGCCACCTGCGTCTTGCCACGCCTTAATATTGCTTTGTTTATCGTCAATCAACACATGTCCCGGTCTAGCAAACACAGCCTTGTCTTTGCCTTTGAGCGTGCATGTAATGATGACGCTTGGATGTACATATTTTCTGATCCAACGAATTTTATCCTTGGTTGCTTTGTTTCTATTTATCATGCCAGAGCAAGATAAAATCTCCCAATCAATACCACAGTTCTTGCAATAATTAACCAAAGCCTGCATATCTTTCATAGGTGGTAGATCTCGGAATAAACCAGCATTAGTAAACTTAAGTTTTTGATCGTCATAAGCCGCCTGTCTATTAAAAGGTCCGTTAAGATACTTGGAGCTTTCAACACCACGGACGAAGTCAGCTAAGACTCCGTCCATGTCAACAAATATTTTTGTTATCTCTGTCATGCTATCCCGTTTTTAACCAAACACTTATCATAGATATGGTTAGCATAGTCGTTTAGTTTTTCTTTAATTTCTTCTTGCTCCGCATCATGCTTTGCTTGCTCCTCTGGAGTTCTTTGAGGATTGATTTCACACTCAACCTTCACAAGTTTTTGACAATGATGGATTGTCTTGGTTTCACAAATCTTTGCTCTTTGAGCATCAGTCAACTTAGTTTCGTCTACAAGCTCTAGAAACTCTGCAAGCCATTCTTTGCTGTCCCACTCTGGCTTTAAAGATAGAGTTTTTATATGACCATCTTCATTCTCGTAAAGAACTTTAATGCCAGCATAAGTGCTTTTCTTAACAGCGCACCACTTGTCAGTTTTTGGATTAAGAGTTTGGTAACAAAGTCTGTCACCTCTCTTAGTTGTCTCAATCCAATACTTTCTCTTGGTCCTAAGTTTGTATCCCCAAGGGTAATCATCAACGACAACCGCGTTGTCAGCTGAGTCTTTATTGTAAATTATATTCTCTATCATTAGTCCCTCCTTTTGATTACAAATTAATTTACTCACATAGATATATTAGCAAATGTACACAAATATGCAACTATTTACACAAATTAACATAAC